AGAAGTGGTGGTTAGTGCATAATTGGTAAATATGGGTATAAAATGAAGAAGTTCATACATTACACACTGATAGCAATAATGTTCAACTGGAACATGGCGGTCTTCGCGGAAGGGGACCAAGGCTGTGAATGGAAGACGTTCGAAGAGACCGACACCTATGTGATGGAGAACTGTGTCAAGGAAGATGGCAGTTACTCCGCACGTGTGAGGCAGAAACCAGTAGAAGGACTGAACATAATAGTTGTTGAGTCACCTGAGAAGAAGAAAGAGAATCCCATAAAGAAATTCAAGGACAAGGTCGAGGAGGCTCCCAAGGCCACTGCCAAGGTAGAGAAACTGGAGAAGATAGAGCAGGAAGTAATAGTCACAGAGAAGAAAGTAAAAGAATTGAAGGAAGAGAAGGAAAAGGTCATACTACCTTTGCCTAAACCAAAGATAGAAAAAGATGTTGCTGAAAAAGTAGAAGAGAAAGTTGAGAAAGCAATCGAAGAGAAGAAACTGGCAGAGACGCCTGTTGAGGAAACAGAGAAACCCATCATAAAAGAAGAGATTGCCAAGATAGAGGAAGAGAAGAAGTCCGACGAGAAACTGGTGGAACAGGCCACAGAAAAAGAATGGGCAGATGTTGACGCAGAACAGAAAATAAGTTGGATGCAGTTCCATGAACTGCTACCTAGATTGATTGTTGAGAATGAAAAGATCAAAGCGGCTGAACTGGACTACGAAGCGGCTGTTGAATCGCTCAAATCAGAATACACAGCATACTACCCACAGGTGACTATATCAGTTGGCAACAACTGGGAGGATGACAGGACACCTGCAAAGGGAACATATCCCAACAACACAATCACACATGACTCCAAACAGGGAATACAAAAAAGTATCACGATCACACAGATGATATGGGACGCAGGCAGAACCACTGCCATGATAGACAAGGCCAAAGCGACGGCACAGCAGGCACACTACAGACTGGAACTTGTGAAAGAAGATGTTGTCATAGAGGCCATCAACGCATGGTTGAATCTACAGAAGGCATACAACACACATGAAGCCAACAAGAAAGTAGAAGCCAACGCAAAGATCACACTGGCAATGACAATAGAGAAAGTCAAAAAGGGTGAAGGTTCTAAACTGGAACAACTACAAATCGAACAGCAATACAGAACTTACCAAACACTGTCAATGACCAGCAGACTAGGTCTCGACAGTGCAATACAGAGATTCCAGAATGTGTGGAGATGGAAACCACACAACATCGCAGAGATGCCTGCACCTTTGTCGGATGCTTTGGGCATTATCCCTTTACAGGGCACTCCTGTGTCTAACAACACATCATTAAGGATAGCCAGCATGGACATCACCATCGCCAGAGAACAACTTAACTTTGACCGTGCGGAGTTCAAACCAAGGATAGACGGAAAACTTTCTTACACAGAGAAGGACGGAGAACTGGCAGGTGGTTATGATACAAGCGACTCACAGAAAGAAGAGTACCGGGCAGACATAACAATGACATGGAAACTGTTCAACTTCAAGAACAAACATATGACCAACGCAGACCAGTCTAGATTGAATGCGGCAAACTTCAGATATCAAGACACATTGAGAAGTATACAGGAACAGTTCGACAACGCATGGAACAACTATGTGTTGGTCGAGAAGAATCTAGAGACACTGAAACGTACGGTTGAAATCAACGATGAGATGTACAAACTCACACTGGCGGACTTCCAGGCAGGTAACTCACCCATAATGGCAGTGTTCGGCATGAAGACAGCACACCTGATGAGCGAGGTTGCTTACCAGAACGCACAGATTGATCTGCAGATTGCAAGATATCAACTGCACAAGGTACTGGGCCTAGTAGATCCTATACTCCAGTAATAAAATTCATTAAATACATACATAATGAAAAGTCTTATTCGACATCTGTCCAAAGAACCTGGAACTGCATCCATGCTGTTGATCAGCAGTTTGATCATTGGTATTTGTGCATTGGCACCTGCATTATTTGTTATAATAGTTCTAAACAAGTATCTGGCATCGGGCATCACAGCAACATTGATTAGCCTATCCATAGGAGCAGTGTTGGCCATTGCATTTGAATTCACTTTTAGGCAGAACAGAGGTTCTATGATGTCTGCGTTCAACCAACGTGTGTATGATCCTTTGCTACAAAAGTTCGTAGAAAAATTTAGAACAGCAGGACAACTCACAGCACAGCAGTATAAAAAGTTAGATGGTGCAGGCACAATGATAAAGAATATGAGAACATCTTCAACCACAAGTTGGATACTCGACTGGCCCTTTGTGTTGATGTTTTTGATTGTGTTGCTGTACATAAATTGGGCGGCTTCAATTATCACTGCCATATTCATGTTGATAATGTATTTTTTAATCACTTGGAAACGCAACGTTTCCATGTCACAGGAAACACAGGGCAACATAGAAATATTTTTAAACGGATTACAGACGATAGTAATAATGGCAGTTGGTGCCATAATGATCATAGCAGGCACACTGGACATAGGATTGCTGATTGGTTCTAACATACTGGCGGCAAGAGCATTACAAGGAACCAGCAAGTATGCCAAGGCAAACGAATTTTTAAAACAACGTGATCAAGCAGTAGGGGAAATAATAAATTATGTCAAAGGCAAGTAACAGATTCTTTTTTGCAATCACAACTTTGTTTGTGATGTTCTTTGTGTGGATGACGTTTGCTAAGGTAGATGTTACCACGGTGGCAAACGGACTTATTGTTCCTGAGAGAAATATTACTAAACTGGGCACAATGGTCACTGGTGAGATCGTTGCAGTGAATTACAAGCAGGGAGACACAGTCAAAAAAGGTGACATAATAATAACAATCAATCCAGGTGTGGGTTATGAACCATACCACATAAGGGCAAACATTGATGGCAGGATACAAAACCTCACTTTTAAAAATCCAGGTTCGGTTGTGAAACAGGGCGATGCACTGGCGATACTTGTTCCACTGGATCAGAAATTGATTGTGATAGGACAACTACAGGTCAAGGACAGAGGATACATCGAAGTCGGGCAGTCAGCAAAAATTAAGTTGGCCAGCATGGAGCAACTCACATATCAGCCAATCGTTGCAAAACTTGTTTCAATATCACCAGATGCTGTACAAACTGACATGATGAGTTATTACGAACTGGAACTTGAACTAGATTCGCAAACATTTGTAAATGGTGATATGCAGTACAAACTAGTACCAGGTGTGCAGGTACACATTTTTATACTAACAGGTGAGAGGACTGTGTTGAGTTACATCACGACACCTTTCCACAACGGAATAGGCATGGCACTACAGGAGAGATAATGTTGAGTTGGTTTTTGATAGGCATATTGGTTGGACTATGTATAAGGTGCACAGTGCGACCACACAAATCTGTTGAAGACAAATTCAAAGATCCATGGAACTGGACAGGATTCGGAGGCGGATGAGAATATTAACAAGTATATGGATGGTTATAGTATTCGCTGTTGTGTTGTTGGGTGTAAGGATAGACAACAACGACAGTGTTAAAACTTTAAGATACAAAACCTGGGACCATTTCCAAAAAATGCAACCAAGAAGCACGGTAAGTGATTCGGTGACTGTAATCAATATCACCGAACAGGATCTTGAACTTTATGGACAGTGGCCTTGGCCCAGGCACGTGATGGCCATGCTACACGCCAAGATAGCAGATGCAGGTGCCTTGCTTGTGAACTACAATATACTGTTCGCAGAACCAGATAGAATGAGTGGCGTTGAATATTTGAAGTCAATGCCCATGACCAACGAACTACGTGAACAACTGGGGCAGGTGTTATTGGACACCGATGCTGTATTCTCCATGGTGTTGAAAGAATCAAAAAGAGCGGTGCTAATGATGAGTGTGAAGAATTCATCCGACACAAATCTGCCCAGCACCACAAAGATAATTGAAAAAGGAAATGTTAAACCTTGGTTATACGAGTACAGTGGCATAGTGGCACCCCACTCCAAAGTATCCGCGGGTGCAACAGGCATGGGAGTTAATGTGACATCTCCAGAACCAGATGCTGTTGTGAGGAAGATGCCTGTGCTGATACGTATAAATGGAAAAATTTATCCTAGCATGATTTTAGAAAATATTAGACTGCTGAACGGATCAAAAAGGATCAAAGTCGTAGCAAAGCAACATGGCATAGATGAAGTGCTTGTGAGCAAGAAAGCAGGCATACCAGTGAATCATAATGCAGAAATGTATATCAACTATGCTGATCCTGAGATGTACGTGAATATGTCAGCCACAGACATCCTCACAGACAACTTTAATGAGAACAAGATAAAAGACAGGATAGTAATTGTGGGCTTGGACGCCGCGGGATTGAGTGTTTTGAAGTACACCCCGCATGGACTTACCACAGACCAAAACATATCTGCCCAAGCATTGGATACATTGTTAACAGGCAAACATTTGTTGCGTACACCACAAGCAGACACCTATGAAATTGTGTTCCTGGCATTGTTATTATTGCTTTTAATATTAGTAGTACCTAGAACTAGTGTGTTGTTGGCTGTGCCTTTGTTATTGTTTGTTGAAGTGGGTGTTGCCTACGGAGCATTCATGGCATACACAAACAAAGGATTTCTTGTGGATCCATCTTGGATAATGTTGTCTGTGTTTTTAATTTGGTCTCATTCTGTGTACAACAACTTTGCCACACAAAGCAGACTGAGACAGCAAATCAAAAAACAATTTGAACACTATCTTGATCCTGGCATGGTGAAGAAATTACAGAAAGATCCATCATTATTAAAACTAGGTGGTGAGACAAGGAACATGACTTTCTTGTTCTGTGACATCAGAGGATTCACACCTATCAGCGAGAAGTACAAGGGCAATCCTGCAGGACTAACCAAACTTATCAATAGATTTTTAACACGTATGACAGATGTCATAATTGCCAATGGTGGAACAATAGACAAGTTCATGGGTGACTGTATCATGGCATTCTGGAATGCACCTATAGAAAACAAAAAGCACAGGCAGATGGCAGTCAAGAGTGCTATGGAAATGACAGTTGCACTGGCAGAATTGAACACGCACCTTCAAGCAGAAGGACTTCCACAGATCAACATAGGAATAGGAATCAACACAGGTGACGCATTGGTTGGCAACATGGGATCAGAACAGAGATTTGATTACTCCGTGATTGGTGACGCAGTTAACCTAGCAAGTAGATTGGAAAGTTCAAGTAAAACACTGGGCAAGACCATAGTGATAGGTGAGGGCACAAAGCACACAATCGACACAGACTATCCATTTGAATACATTGACAGCATCACAGTCAAAGGTAAAACTGAAGAAATTAAAGTGTATACAATTAAAGATTAAATACACATATAATGAATTTTTGGACACTAGTTGCAGAGTTAGGATTACCAATAGCGGCCACGGCCGGTATGGGTGTGTTCATACTGTTCATTATAAAATATATTCTAAATGGCATCGTTAGTTCTATCAAGTTTATTGAAACTGTGATTACACAATTAGACAACAGGGTTAAAACAATGAACAACGACATCATAAAAATAGATCAAGAAGTTTCCGAGCAACTGGGCATACCCATAGACACTGACAGGGTGGCACGTGCTGACGGAAAAAAAGATGCGAGGAAAGACTGATGGACCTAGTCACAATGATAAATGATTACGGGTTTCCCACAGTGGCAGTTTTCTTCCTTGCCTACTTCATATATTTCCTTTGGAAATTTATCACCAGAGAGATCACACCGAAACTGGGTTCAACTTCAAAGACATTGATTGCTCTCATAGACAGAGTACGTATGTTGGACAACGACCTTATAAGGTTGAGAACTAAAGTGCGTACTTTCCGACAGCAAGACCGCAAGTAAATATTCTTGGTCAGGAGAGTTTATGAAATTCATCATGGTAGTAATAATATGTTTTGGTGTGGATTGTCAAGCCATATTCGAGCCCAACACATATGACAGCCACGACTCCTGCTATGAAGTTGCCATGCAGACATCTCAATTTATGCAACAGATGTATCCGGATTCGTCTGGTGAAGTACACTGCTTTACTGAGGATCAATTCTCCGAATTCCAACTTATGCTTGAGAATGGTGGAAAACCAACACTATTACCAAAATTAACACCTTCAATCTAATTGACATCTAGTAGATCAGTAGTATAATTGCTATATGATTCATGCTATGATAGATCTTGAAACTTTGTCCACACGGCCAAACGCCACGATCCTTACAATAGGTGGTGTAAAATTTGACCCTTACACCTATACAGAACCATCACAAGGAATGTACCATCGTATAGATGTTGACTCGCAGACAGCGATAGGAAGAGATGTCATGGAGGAAACTGTTGAATGGTGGGGCAAACAGGCCGAAGATGTCAGGGAAGAAGCACTGGGTGACCATGACAGAATAGATCTAAAATATTTTATAAAGCAGTTGAACAAATGGTCAGTGGGTGTAGATGTGTTCTGGTGCCAGGGGCCATTATTTGATTATGCAATATTACAAAATTTGTACGCACAAATGAACGTGCCTGTGCCGTGGAACTACTGGCAGATAAGGGATTCTAGAACGCTTTTCAGTCTTGTGCCACGAGATCCAAACGAGAAGAGGACCGGTTTGCACAACGCATTAGAAGACTGCTACTTCCAAGCAAAGAAAGTGCAGAAAGTTTTCCACGAACTGGATATTAAAAATGACAGATACTAAATGGTATAGGATCGAAGACCTTTACACCATAGAAAAATACAAAATCAAGCACAACAAAAATCCAAAGACTAAATGGATAAGATTACCATGTGTTTACAAAATTAAAATAAACGAAACTGTGGTTGAGGTCGGGCGTTCTGACACTTGCAAGAAACATGGTGGTGCGGAAAAAGTGCGTAAGGCAATTGTGAATCTTTTAGACGTAATAGAATACAATCCAAGTGTAACAAAAACCAAGCGATGGGAACAAATCCGGTTGCGACATAGGCCAAATAGTAGTAATATTAGGATAGGAATAATAAAAACAAATGCAATCAAAAAAACCTATCTTCAAGAAACCCTGGGAAAAAATTAACCATTACAACGAATCGACGTGGGTTGGTAATAGCAAACCAATTTTTGAAAATGAATATTGTGGTGTTTTTCCGGATAGGTATCCTGTGGTTAATGGACATCTTTTGTTTATACCTAAGAAAAACGATCCAGCCACAATAGCAGAAGCCTATAAACTTGCATATTATTGTGGTGAGCAATGGATGGAAGAAGGCAAGATGGATGGCTTCAACGTTGGACAGAATAGAGGGGCCGCCGCAGGGCAAAGCATCTTTTGGCCACACATACATTTCATTCCAAGAAACAAAAATGATTACAAGGGAGATGGCCACAATGGTGTGAGATTATCTATACCATCCGGAGACCACACTAATTATTATTGAAAAATGGAATATGTTATTTTAAGATTATCAGATAGTAAAGACGCAACAAAATTTTTAGATCTTAAATTTAAATTGCTTGATCACCCATTTGTGAAAAAATGGATAGGCTGTGTTTTAGAAGCACAGCAGAAGCAATATCCAATATCGGAGCCCTGGGCAATTTACAATATAAACAATAAGATGAATGCCGATTTTATTAAAGACAATTTAAATAGGTTGATCAAAGAAGTCGACAGTGTTGAAAAACTGTTTGACATTCAACTGACTGATATCAAAGACCAATCCGCTCTAAATAAAATACATGCGGTGTTCGAATCAAATCATGGCACATTGGATGAATGGAAAAACAATCCACTTTTTGAAAACAAGCCAGATTCATTTAGGAAAAATTTGAGTGAGATAAATCAATTTGTACATGCCTGCGAAGGGATGGCCAGCACTCCTAAAATTAGAATTGTTTGGTTTGACTTGCCAAAAACAAAACTATTTTCTGATGCCGATTACGATCTTTTCACAAATAAAAGAAAATTTGGATCACTTTATCATCTATATTGTGACGTGGGTAAGCCAATAGAAAGCCTGGCCACAGACAATGACGATGAACACCACGATATCGTACCAAACTTGCATTATAGTGCAGACTGTGTCGTTTATTTTCAAAGCGACAGCGACGAACAAGTTAAACTTGTTGAAGAAAAATATAAAAAATATGTCCAAGACAACAAAGAATATATCCAAACAAAAGGATACGATATACAAAACAAACAACTCACCACAGGAAGGATAGAACTTGCTAGTCTAGTGCCAACAATGACAGAAAAAGAACTCTTGACAAAGGCCAAAAACTTTGATAATATACAATCATTATCTTTAATCTAATGAAAACAAGAAAAAGAAGATCAAACCCAATATATGTATCACCAGATGGTGGAGAAACAGTTTATGTACAGAAGAAAGATGGCACACGTGGTAGGTTAGTTTCAAAATCACAGTATGCGAAAGACATTGAAACTGTTCAGGATGAAGATGAAATGGTAGACGAAAATGCTGTCAAGATGAGGAGGAAATATCCTGCACTTGGCAAAGCATGGAAACACTACAAGACCGTTTGGCATCTGATCATGGGTTCAAAGTAGATAATTACTGTTATGGCAGTGAAGAAAAATCATAAAGAAAAGATGTTAGAAACAATAGAGCGGCTAGGTTTAATTGTTATTCATACAGAAATAGCACCATATGGACCAGGCACCCGTAGATACATGGTTGGCAGACATCTCGAAGAGCCAACTAGATCCCATCAGATGGGCAGTGGCAAGTGGCAAATGACCTCCGGTAAACAGGACTGGCTAACTCCTGAACCTTTGACGGGAATTGAATTAGAACAGTGGTTAGAAAACTATCAACAAAAATAGATAATTACTGTTATAATGACAGTAGCATCGGTTCGTAATAGCAAACTTAAACTTTGGTATTCTCCTGTTCCACTGTCCCTAGCATTCGAGCCCATTAACCTCTGTAACGCAAGATGTTTCTGTTGCCCCTACACAGAATTTGCGGATGATAAAAGTTTCATAAAACAAAAGATGTCGGCGGAACAGATCACCACAATGATAGAAGATTGGGTGGCACAACTTGACAAATACAAAGTAAAGCACAAAAACGCCGCAATACTGCCATGGAGATACTCCGATCCCTTGGTCAATCCTAATCTAGACACAGTGCTGGAATTGGCAGACAAGCATGGATTAAGAGTCGGGCTCACAACCAATGCAATATCATTCAAAAAAAGGCAGTGTGATCTCCTACAAAAATACATACACACCTTAGAAAAAATATTCGTGTCAGTGATAGGTTTCACAGAAGAGGCAGTGCAAGAGCAGATGGGAATCAGCAAGAAAAACACTCTGCACAGTTTGGACTTCCTCAAGGAGAACTATCCAGACATATCCAGACTGCTAGACGTACAAATCAAAGACAAAAAGAACATGTTGCCAGATCAAAGTATTGTTGAAGAATACCAAGCAAGGATAATTGCTCCAGGCAAAGCAAGGGGACAGGCCAACTGGATCAGCAATAGGTTAGGCAAGGGGGATGACGTATGGGTCAAAAAAGTTAAATGGAAGCCCAGCAAATGGTCGTACGTGAATGGATGTATGTTGACACCTGGTAAAATTTTGAATCGACTGGAAGTAATGGTAAGCGGCAGGGCGGCATTGTGTTGTGATATGTCATACGATGTAAATTTTCCAAAAGAAAAAGTTGATTATGGAAATGTTTTTGAAATAGGGGTGGCGGGTGTGTGGGCCAATCTCACACGAGAACACCAACGTATCTATGATCAAAAATTTTCAGATGGTAAAATGAATCTTCTCTGTAACAACTGTAACAGGGCCGGGGTCACAAACTTTGGCTTTGACTTTCAAAAAACAGTCAATAAGCAGAGAAAGATCAGCACCAAATTCTTCCCTGATTATATAGGCCAATAAATAGGATATACAACTACTCCAGTCATGCTTTTACCATGCGTGTATGCCGCTCTAAAGCAGTTTAAAGGGGTATTTAAAGTGCATTATGACCAAGTTTGTAAGTGTAATAGGTAACGGTGAAAGTAGGAGGGGATTTGATATCACTCCATTAAAAAGCGTCACGACAATGGTAGGCTGTAATGCCTTGTTTAGAGATCATACCCTTGAATATGTAGTTTGTGCTGATCGCCATATGTGCCAGGAGGCCGCGAACACGGTTGGTAAAAATACCACAATATACACACGAGACAAATGGTACAAACAGTTTGCCTTTTGGCCTAACGTAAAATGTGTTCCGGATTTACCCTACGAGGGAGACAAGAGACAAGACGACCCTTTCCACTGGGGCACTGGACAATTCGCCGCGTTAGTTGGAATGAGTTTCAAGCCGAAAGCAATATTCCTTGTTGGTATGGACCTGTACGGACTTGGTAAAGAAAGGAAACCGGAAAATGTTAACAATATATACAAAGGCTCAACAGGATATACCTACATCAAACGTCCGGTTGATCCCAGTTATTGGATCTATCAATTTAACAAATTATTTGAACATTCTGAATGCAGATGGATAGTGGTAAATGAAGAGGGATGGAAAATGCCCGAGGAATGGAAGGCCAACAAAAATGTGTTTCAAGACACATATGAAGGCCTTGCGAAATGGACCAACAAGCAGTTGACAAAATAACAATCCCAACTATAATTGTAGTATGACAAAGAAAATGTTAGATGACCTTATGGTGCAACAACAAATCAAAGCACCTTATAAAAAGTGGAAACACATGGTTGGTGTAATTTGTCTAAACCAGACATATAGGAAACAGGTGAAAGAAGTTTTGCCTAAGTTGTTCAAGCAATATCCAAACCCTGTTGCATTCATACGTGGAAGGCAAAAGACACAGGAAAATTTACTTAAACCTTTGGGCATGTGGAAAGTAAGGGCAAAAAGACTAAGAAACATGAGTGTTGATTATTTGAGTTGGGACGGCAAAGAGGCATCTGACTTACACGGCATAGGCAAGTACGGTTCAGACAGTTACCAAATTTTTTTCTTGGACCGCATTCCACCAAATGTGCAAGACAAAGAATTAAAAAAATACATTGACAATTTAACAGGATAGTTTATAATAAGGATATGTTTGAAAAATATAAAGATGGAGATCTAATAACTCTTAAATTAATGCACGGTGAAGAGGTGATCTCTACTCTGCAATCACAAACCGAGACCACAATTGAAATAAAAAAAGCATTAACACTTATGCAAGGTCCACAAGGACTGGCTTTTGGTACATTCTTTTCAACTGCAGATCAAGAAAAAGAAATTACAATAGCAAAGGACAAGATACAGTGCGTATCTGTGATCAACTCAAAAATAGAGGAAGAATACAAAAGAGTATTCCAGACTATCAAGACACCAGAGAAGCCAAAAATTATTGTATAATGAAACACTTTGAAAAACACAGTACCAGTATAGAGGCCCTTATTGATGTCACAGAAGCCATGCTAAACAACATGGAGAAGCACGGCGTTGATCCAGAAACTGTTGCAAATAGGCCAGAGTTTACTATATTGGTGCATTTTTTAAAAAGCATTATTGACGGCGAGTTAAATATACCAAACGAACTTACTGATACTATTAGAAACAAATCAGAAGAATTAGGAATCAACCTTGAGGACATTAAGAAAAGGTTGCACTAATGAGAGGACTCAAAGACTTTCATCCCTCTATAAACACTCTGCAAGTCATCATTAAGGAGAAAAGATGACTTACTACTCAACTAAAACATACGGACATAACATAGGATTGGCCTGTGTGTTCCGACAACCCAACGCAGATCATTCACACTGCCATTTATTACACGGATACAGCCTTGCTTTCAAGTTCACATTTGGTTGCAATAACTTGGACAACAAAAATTGGGCCGTGGACTTTGGTGGCCTGAAGCCTTTAAAGGCCTGGCTCGAGGACAAGTTCGATCATAAAATGGCGCTTGATATAAATGACCCTCAACTTGAAAAATTAAAGGAACTTGAAAAGCACGATCTTGCTGAAGTTAGGATCTTTGATGGAGTTGGCGCTGAGATGTTTGCCAAACATGCATTTGATTTTGCAGACGAGTTGATCAAGGATAAAACAGATAGCAGATGTTTTGTGGAAAGTGTAGAGTGCATGGAACACGGAGCAAACAGTGCCATCTACAGAAAAGATTAAATCATTAGACTCGAAAATTATTGTTGGCTACAACAATAGGGAAGTTGTAATAGATGTTTACGACACGCCGTTAGGCAAAAGATTTTTAGAAGCACTTGCCGACAACCTTGTTGAAAATAGAATATTAGAAAAAAACTTTTGTTTCCTCGGTTGGGCAAGTTCTACTCGTGATTTAAATTTTTTGTGTAATGAACTTAACAAAGCGATCGAACAGATAAATTCTTTCGGTTTTGAACCTGCATACCAAAGGATAGATTCTTTCACTGTGGATGACTTCCAATATTCGGACAAACTTAAAGTTGGATTGGGACCTGAAAAGCAAACACCTGGGCTGAGATTAAAACACGAGTCCTGTAATCTACTGCATAGATATTTCGAAGATCTTCAAGGAACCGCTTGGCAATTATCCAATTATTACAAACAGGCAGATGCAGAAACAAAATATGCAATCAGGCAATTGAATAATATTTGCCATGAGATTGAAAGTTGGGTTATGAGTTACAGGAAAAGTGTCATTGATCCTGATTGGATGAGACCGTCCCAGATCACTACTTTCCTTAATGCACCAAGATATGATCTACATGAAAATGATTTTGAACTTTTTAAAATTAATCGATATGATAGAGAACTTGGTGGTGTGTATCTGCATTGGTCACAGGTTGGCAAAACACTTGTAGAAGTATACCGAGACGAACACGCACCACACATGGACGACGCTTTGTGTTCAGAGATAAATCATCAAAAATATTACTCGGGAGAATTTGACATAGAGTGGGGAGACACTATCACAGAAGAGACCCACGATTTTAAAAAAGAGGAAATGGACGGATATAGGGCATGGCTTAAAGAGAACAACTATGATTACGAAGATCCAAACCTATCGTTAGGTTATATAAAATTAGGACAAATCGATCTAAACAAAAATTTCGGCACACACAACTTTACAAAAGTTTATAACCTCATGAAAGATAATTTAAATATAAACAAAATACAAATTGTAGGAAAAGATATAACAGACAACGTCTTTCCATACACTTTGGAGAGCGACAATTGGAAACAGATACAAATCAAAGGACTAAAAAGAGGTTATGAATCACGTAGTTTGCGTTAAATGGGGCAACAAATATACATCCATGTATGCCAATGTTTTATACAACATGGTCAAGAGGCACACAACGGTACCTTTTGAATTCCATTGCATCACAGATGATGTAAAAGGCCTCGATCCAAATATAAAGACAATAATTTTTCCTAACCAGCCATGGATAAAGACATGGTGGAGCAAGTTATGGATGTTCAGTCCGGAGTTTCCTCTAAAGGGTAACATACTTTTTTTTGATCTTGACGTAATAATCCACAACAACATTGATCCTTTGTTTTCACATATGCCAGGCAAGTTTATGATCATAAGAGATTTCAACAGATGTAGAATACCGGAATGGAAACAGAGTAATTCAAGTTGTATGCGTTGGGAGGCTGGCACCATGGAACATTTGTACACAAAATTTGTTAATGATCATGTAAAAATTATGAGGCAAAATTGGGGAGACCAAGACTGGATAATGAAGGCCGGAACAGAACAGATCACACATTGGCCGGATGACTGGATTAGGTCCTACAAGTGGGAGATGATTGGTTTTAAAGACACAAAATTAAGAGACAAGTCAGGCAAATGGTATTTCAAAAAGGCTCCAAAGGTCCAAGTTGAAAACAGAGTAGCAGTGTTTCATGGACAGCCAAACCCCATGGAGTGTTCAGATCAATTTGTAATTGACAATTGGAAGTAATATGAAAATAGGAATCACAGGAACCACTGCAGGAATAGGTGCAACACTAATAAAAATGCCTTATGAATTTGTGAAATTCGATAGGCATGATGGAGACCTACAAGAACCAAGTTGTGTATATGAAAAATTAAAAGACTGTGACGTTTTTATCAACAACGCATGGGAGGGTGACTGCCAGATCAAACTTCTAACATATTTTTTTGACAAATGGAGACACCAGCATAAAAAAATTATTTCAATAGGCAGTTCTGTTTGTTCATATCAACCATCCAGCAATGGTTATGGAGATTATGTGGATTTGAAAAGACAACTTAGAACAGCACACTGTGATATTGTCAATCTTAAGACTACAAAATGCAAATCATATCTTGTGAATCCAGGTGTGACAGATACGAAACTTGTGCAGTCAAGAGAGTGTAATAAAATGACCACCGATGATGTCACAAGCATTATTAAATTTGTATTGGAAAATAAATTATACATTCCGGAGATATACTTTTATGTTGAATAGATATGGATGGCAGTTTTATCATTGGCACATAGAGCCAAGTTCCAAATGCAGTTTAAAATGTCCTAGATGTCCAAGGCAGGAGCACCCTGATATTAGTTGGATGCAAAAAGAAATATCATTGACTGAATTTAAAAGGGTGTTTACCAAAGATATGTTGGATCAGGCACAGCGGTTCACCATGTGTGGTGACGTTGGAGACCCTATCTATGCCAAAGACTACATAGACATAATAGATTATATAAAATCTCACAATCCTGAAATACAAATATTCACAATCACAAACGGAAGTTATAAAACAGAAAAATGGTGGAAAAAATTTGCCGCTGTATCAAACAAACATGACACCATTAATTTCAGTGTAGATGGTTATGATCAAAAGTCAAATGATCTATATCGTGTTAACAGTCATTGGGACAGTATCATGCATGGTATGAAAATATGTTCAAACGAAAGTGACATGTTTGTGAACTGGGCAACCATTGTATTCAAATTCAACGAGACACATTTATTACAAATCAAAGGACTGGCAAAAGAACAAGGTTGTGACGCCCTGCAATTGACACATAGCACTAAATTTGGTTCTAAGTACGGTGACGCATATGGTGGGGAGTATGACCTTCTCGAACCTAGTGCAAAGTTTGTCAGCAAATCTCATAGATACGAAAGACACACGATAAACTTGTCCGGTAGGCGACCAATGCGTTTGCAATACATGAAAACAAACTTCAAAAAATTTAATGAAATCAAAAAACAATTCACCGGTGATGTTGTCCCGATGTGCTTAATTGGTAATCGTGGATTGTACATGAATGCAGAAGGAACAATTTTTCCCTGCAGTTGGACAAGTTTTCCATACAAGAGCCTAGAACACAATGGCAAAACAATAAACTGGGAGGACAGTTTTTTTGTTAAAAACAAACATCTAGTGAATGCCAAAGGAAACAGATCAATCGAAGAAATACTTAATGACGACATATGGCAGACGTTGTTTGATAGTTTTACCAACAATCCTTTTGTTGAGTGTTCACAAAAGTGTGGCAAAGAAGTGGTAGACAAAAAATACGGAGTAGGTTATTATACAAACTAATGAATAAAAGTTTTGGAAAAGTGAAAGTAAAAAGAATCAAACCTCAACTGGACGAAATACCGGAAGATTGTGGTTACGATAAAAGATTCAAATACGATATTGATATGAATGCAAACGGCATTATGGGTGAATGTATAGAATGGTGCCAGGTTAATTGCAAAAGCAGATGGGGATGGTGGTTTGACGGACCGGTATCCGACAATCCTTACCATCATAACTGGGAGGAACAGAATAGTTTTATGAGTTTTGAAAACAAAAGAGAAGCCATGGCATTTTTCTTAGCCGTTGGTTTGGCAAACATGGGACACAAACATTGATAATTAATAGTATGGAAGGTTACGAAAATCACAAATGGTTTGAGATCACTGATGAAGCAAAAAATCAGATGGAGAAACTGCTATCGAAGAATCCAGAAAAATATGCTGTCAGCCTTGAAGTACAAGGTGGTGGCTGTGCAGGTTTCAAATACGAATGGGGATTTGCAGACACCAAGGAATCCATAGGCAAAGATGATCATGTGGAAGATTGGAAGACAGGCCGTTTTGTTGTTGACGAATCATCAATGCTGTATGTTGCAGGCACCAAAATTGATTGGAAAGAAGAAGTATTTGGTTCGCAGTTTGAAATAATCAATCCAAATGCACAGTCAGGTTGTGGTTGCGGTGAATCATTCAGCATGTAATGGACACAGCATTTGTAATAGGCAACGGTGAAAGCAGACCAATTTTTCCTATAGAACATTTAAAAGACAAAGGCATCATATACGGGTGCAACGCAATATATAGAGACTATCCAAAATTATGTGATCATATAGTTGCTGTCAATCAACCGATGTATGACGAACTACTGGCGTGGCACAATAACGGTAAAGAATCACCAATGATACACGGGCCAGAAGACATCAGCAAATGGAACTACATCTGTCAAGGAGACGAAACCACGGATACTCCAAAGAATCTAAAACTTTATAGAATTTGGCGAGGTGGAGACATCAAAAAAGGCAACGAGATTAGAACAATTGATTTCACATTAAACAGAGGATCGGGCATGAGTGCAGTGCTCATGGCGGCGGAATCCGGTGTCAAAAATATTATGATATTGGCCTTTGACATATTGGGTTCCAGACAGTGGGAGAGAGACACACCCAGCAGGAGTCAGAACAACATGTACAAGAACACGCAGAATTATCCATCACGTATGAGCATGAAAGCATATCTAAAATATGAATGGATGTTTCAGTTGAGACAAATTATAAGAAAATTTCCAGACACCAATTTCTATTTCATAAACAGGCGTGAGTACCTGCACGGCAATCAGTTCCTAAAACACTATTTCGATCAAGCAAATATAAAGTGTGGCATCTATGCGGACCTGCGTAGGTGGATCGACGGACAGCGTGATGATATTAAATGGTTAAGACTATAAGGTCTTTATTGTTGAACTTGCGTCGAGCTGATATATCTTTCTCATTTTGACGCCAACTTTTTGTGCGTATTTTTTGGTATCACAATATGAACAAACGTGTTTGTAATCGTTACATGCTCGGTCGGGATCTACCTTTGCTCTTGGTCTAAAAAATGTAACTCCGCAACTGTCACACTTGAAGACATACACAGTATTTTTTCTATGGAACGTGTGATAAATGCCCAGTTTGGACTGGCGTTCGTACAATCTCATGGTCTTGAGTGTTTCTATGAACATATGTGTATTTAATAAATAAGCATATAGATAATATGACTAGATTAAATATTGACACAGGAACTTTAGGAAACACTGCAACAGGCGACACAATCAGGACCGCCATGACGAAAGTAAACACGAACTTCGAAGAAGTTTACCAACTTATCGGAAACGCCGACGATGGTCTCATCACCACAACAATAACCAATGGTGACCTTAAATTACAGGCCAACGGGACAGGTATCGTAGAAATAGATCAATTACAAATCAACAACACTGCGATCACACCAATTACAACTAACAGTGACCTAACATTGAGTGCGAATGGCACAGGTGATATAGTTCTAGGTGCTGTGACCGTAGCAGATAATAAAATAACATCTAATGAATCCAATGCAAACTTACAAATCGACGCCTCAGGGACTGGAGCAGTTGAACTCTTGACAGCAAAAGTCATAATGGCCAATTTGCCCACAAGTAATCCAAATGTTGCTGGACAGTTGTTCAGAGACGGCACGGATCTTAAGGTAAGCACAGGCTAATAGCCTTTAAACGTAATACATTAAAACCACTAAATATTAGTTGATATGGCACAACAAGTAATAGATGTAGGGACAAGTGCGGATAGCGGTAACGGTGATTCGCTGTACGAGGCTGGCAATAAGATCAACAACAATTTTGGTGATTTCTTTGATCTCACACCGGTCAAATCTGACATCAAGTTCCTCGGCAACAACATCACCGCAAGATTATCCAACGCAGACATCATGGTACATCCTAGCGGCACAGGTACTGTGCTGTTTCCTGGCATTAGATTCAATGACAACAACATTGAGGTTCTTAACAGCAACGATGATCTTAAAATAACAGCAAATGGATCTGGGCGTGTCACAATAGCAGGACTTGGATTTGGTGGCACAACAATCAGTTCAGACGATTCCTCTTCTGTCAACATAAATGAAAATTTAATTGTCGATGGTGACTTCACTGTGGCCGATGGTTTTACTTTCAGCGGTGCACAGACCTTTGCCACAGGCACTACTTTTGGTACTTTGACTATTGCCAATGGATCAATCACAGATTCCTCAGGTGCAATTAGTTTTGGAAATGAAAATTTGACCACAACAGGAACACTTGCCGCGGGAGATGACTCTGTAATAGGAAACTTGACATTGACTGATGGATCAATTACAGATTCCTCAGGTGCAATTAGTTTTGGCAATGAGAATATCAGCACAACCGGAAACCTATCAGCGGGCACGACTACGTTTGACGCATTGACAGTGTCCGGGGCGACTTCTTTTGCGGCGCCTGTCACTGTGGACAGTCTATCTTTCAACGACAATATAATTTCTACAAGCACAAACGCAGACCTTGAGCTGACACCGGGAGGCACGGGTGTTGTAAACGTGTCCAACATGACAATAGATTCCTCAATAAATTTCACGGACAATGTGATCAAGGTCACAACCTCAAATGCGGACATGGTGCTTTCTGCCAATGGTACCGGTTCGGTAGTAATAAACAATTTAGATCTAGATTCCGGCACTATCGATAACACGATAATAGGAGCCAACGATCCATCTTCAGGATTGTTCAGTACTTTGAATTACACAACACTTGTAATACCAAACAAAATTACTTTTTCAGGCAACACAGTTTCAACTAATAGATCAAATGACAATCTTGAGTTTGCGGCCAACGGCTCTGGAAACGTTGTAATAAATGGTTTGTCACTTCCCAATTCCGACGGATCCACTGGTGCCTTCATAAAAACAGACGGAAGCGGGGCATTATCATTTTTTGCCAGTTCGATAGCATTCAGTGAATCAACTATCGTGGACAACCAACAAACTATTGGTTTCAGTTCTAAGACCATAATAGATTCCAACACAGCAATTGGTTCGCATGAACAATTACAGTCTGACGCAGTTATGCTTGACAGTTTTGATCAAAGCAAGTATGACAGTGCATGGTACATAGTTCTAAGCAGAAACAAGGCGGCGGACAGTGCCATAGAATTCCAAATACAAAAACACGTCTTGGCACAGGGCACGGAGGACGGATCGACCTTTGACTCATTCTCTGGTTCATCTCAGATTGTAAGATCATCAGCCAGTGACAAGGCTCCTGAACTTGCAAGTGACGTTAGGTCCGCTGTCAGCAAAGTAAGACTGTTGGGACGGGCAGGTTTACTTGCAGACTCATCGGTATCCACAGACAATGCCGTGACTTTCTTTAGAATTGGTCTTGGAGACAATGACTCTTCAGGTACGCAGGCCGCTTCAGGACTTGCACAGACACTTTTGACCGCTGACCTGGATTCGGCGGCGGCCACCCTAGACAGTTGGGCCATAGCAGATCACAGGGCGGCCAAATATTTCATATCCATCAACAACACAACAACCAATGAAGTTTCTTCCACAGAGGTGATGTTGATACATGATGGCACAGACGCATACGTAACAGAATACAACACAATAATTTCAAATGGAGAATCTACACCTTTGGCAACTTTCACTGCTGATATTAGTGGCGGCAACGCCAGACTAAGGGGAGCGAACGGAACAGCAGGGACCTGCAGAGTTGTGATGTACAGAATACTACTTGCCGACGACACTTCGGCCGCTGATGGAACCTATGTTGATGTGCTTGGTGCCAAGGACGTCACCAACACCGGACAAACAACAATCGACACCGACACATTCAGAGGCACAGCATCTCCGGATGTAAGTTCCCAGAAGGTTATTAGTACTTTTGCCAACACTTTTGACAGTGTTTGGTATCATGCAACACACAAGGACATTACAAATGGCGAATTCGCCATGCACAAATATTCAATAAACCAAGGCATCACAAGCGATGGCAGTACGCAACAGGCCGGTATAACAGACTCATCAATTTTACAAACAGGCGCAATGAACGACATCAACACTGTGGACGTTGGCATAAGCGGATCAAACATTCAATTGTTGGCGACAGGGGTCAACGATGGCTCCACGGCAATACTCAATGCAACAAGTTATTTTGCAATAGGAGTTGGAGATAACACCGCAGATGCCACATCAGGTAGAATTAAAACCGTAGCAGGTGTCAGTGTTGCAGGAAATGTCGAAACCAAAATTGATCATGTTACTGCCACTGGAAACACACAAGGTTCGGTGGCGTCAACAAGAACAGGTGCAGAATTTACTGCCAGCGAATTCAACGGTGCATTATACTTTTTGGTCACACGTGATATTGCTAACGGCAGTTTTGAAACACAGAAAGTTTCAGTGATGCACAATTACAATGACGCTTTTTTGACATCATCGTCAGTTACCAGCACGGATGAGGGTGACACACATCCAACATTTGATGCTGACATGGTAACAGCAGATGACAGCTCATCAAAAATAAGATTAAGAATGACAGACGGTGACGGATCAAGTGTTACACCATCGAACACAATGAATTACTTCAGAATAGGAATCGGTGACGATGACTCCACAGGGTATGTGGGCGAACTGACTTTGGTCAACGACATCACGCATGTTAACATCATAGACAGCAGTGCTGTGGTGCTTGATTCATTTACAAAAACATCACACGTTGGAGCAAAATATTTCATAAACGTAAAAAATCAATCTACAGGTGAAACAGGCAATTTAGAATGCCTTATCACACACGACAACACCACTGGTTATGTAATTTCATACAACGAATTTTTCTCAGGCAACAACAGTCTTATTACGTTGACCGCGGACGTAAGTGGTAACACACTCAGTTTGCGAGGTTCTGCCACAGCGGGTGGTAGCACCAAGGTAATAGTACACAGAGTAGTTGCATTCGGTGATTCAGAGTCTGATGATGCCAATTCAGACAGCACAAGAAAAGTGATAGGAAATGTCGTAACGTCAAGCACAGCCACAGAATTTGACTCATTTCAATCGAGTGACACTGATGCAGTTCATTATGTCATAACCGGTCAAGGTGGAACTAATGAAAATTACATATGCGAAGCCACAGTGGTCACAGATGGCACAGAAGTTTTTGTATCACATGGACCTAGTATTACTACCAAAACTGGTGAAATAGAACTATTAGAACTTTCTGCTACCATATCAGGAGGCACTGTGAGTGTCAAAGCCGCTTCAACATCTGGAGCAACTGCGGTGCAGGCATTTGCAATTAGACTGAAGGCACCAACCAGTGTGGCAACTACTGTGGACAGTTTTGCAACTGCTGACACGAGAGGAGCAAAATATTATTTCAGTGTGACCAATGCGGCCTCTGGAGAAGTTTCAAACATGGAGGCATTGGTGGTGCATAATGGTTCGGACGCATTTGTAACTGTCTACAACGAGCATCACTCAAACACAGACTTATTGGATGTCACTGCAAATATCGTTGGTAGCAACGTGGTGGTGACAGGAACACCTTTTGTGGCTAACAGCACTGTGAAATTTTACAGGATTGATTTGGCCGACAACGAATCTGATTCCACAGGCACAGACTTCAACACTATTGGTGCTGTCACAGTTTCCAGCTCGGACACTGCCATTGACACATTCGAAGACACTTCATTCACTGGCGCCCATTACGTCATTGTTGGCTTCAACAACAGTGAGTCGTCGGCATCGATATTGGAGGCGACTGTGTTGTCTAATGGCACACAGGCTTTTGTGGCAGAAGGTCCATTTGTTTCATCAAAAGGCACAGCACAACTAAATTTAACAGCGGCACACAACGGGTCCAGCACAGTGACTCTATCAGCATCTGCAACTTCCGGTTCGTCAACAACTGTTAACGCATTCAGGATACACATGTTGAGGGGTGACGCAACACCATTTACAGAACTTGATTCATTTTCACATTCTGATTCGCAGGGAGCAAATTATATCATTGCCATGAAAGATGCATCAAACAGGGTACAGATGTCTGATGTCATGCTGGTCAGTGACGGTACGGACGCATACCACACCGAACTTGACATCAACAGTGAATCAACAAGTGCGCCTTTCATTACTTTGACTTCGGCCGTGGACGGTGATAATGTCAAACTTAGAGCTGAAAGCACAATAGAAAACACAACAACAGTGACCAACGTTTGGAAAGTGCCTCTAACAAGGGCAACAGGAAATCCACAGTCGGTGGCGACACTTGACACATTTGACAAAACGACCCACAGAAGTGCTTTTTATAATGTCACCATCAGTGATTCAAACGCAGGTGCACTAGGAAACTACGAAACATGTGAACTTAGGGTTATACATGATGGTACCGACTCTTACATATCTGTGTTTGGAAGAACAAGTTCGAGTGGCTCGGATTTGGTTACATTTACTACAGATGTCAGCGGCAACGATGTAAGGCTACGAGGCTCGATAAGTACTACTAACGACCATGTAGTTACTGTGGTAAGGAGATTAGTGAATTTATAGTATGACACAATTAATTTTAAATGTAGGCGCAAACGCAAACGACGGAACGGGAGATACCTTACGAGATGCTATGATCAAGGTGAACACCAATTTCACCGAAATTTATGCATCACCAGGCTTTGACCTAACAACAATACAAGTATCCGGAAACGAAATACGAGCAACCAGGACAAATGATGACCTAGTCTTCAAGCCGGCCGGATCCGGTGCGGTCGTGTTTCCTGCAATTCAGATCAGGGGCAACAACATCGAGGGCACAAGGTCAAACGAGGATATTAATCTTCTACCGTCTGGGACTGGTAACATTGTTTTTGGTGCTATACAGATCGCAGGAACAACTTTAAGTTCCACTGACTCCACATCCATTAACATTAATGAAGGACTGATAGTGGACGGCACACTGTCTGTGTCTGGTTCAACAACATTCTCAGGAAGCATATCTGCTGGTTCAGGTTCTACAGTTGGAAATATTACTCTTGCAGATGGTTCAATAACAGACTCAAGTGGTGCAATTAGTTTTGGCAATGAAAACCTAACAACCACAGGAACTGTTACCGCGGCTACAGGTTCCACAATTGGTAACCTTACCCTAGCAAATGGATCAATTACAGATTCATCCGGGGCCATAAGTTTTGGAAATGAAAATCTAAGCACAACTGGTACTCTGGATGTTGACGGAACAGCAACACTTGGAGCATTGACTGTTACATCACTTAATATAACAGGTTCCTTGGCTGTTGACAATTTGAACTTTCAAGACAACGAGATAACATCTGATTCTAATGCAGACATTCGACTGACACCGGGTGGTACAGGATCGGTTGTAATTGACAATCTTACAATTGATGACAACATCAACATCACGGACAATGAAATTAAAACAACAGTATCAAATTCAAATTTAGTGATATCACCTTCCGGCACAGGCCAAGTGTCAATCGCCAAAGCGGATATCAATAGTGGTAACATTGACGGAACAGCAATAGGAGCCACAACACCGGCCGCTGGAACATTTACAACTTTGACTGTGACAACAGCCTTAGCACTTGAACAAGTGACGATAGATGACAACACCATCAGCACAAACTCATCAAACGCTAATCTTGAATTATCAGGAAACGGAACAGGTGGTGTAACAATAAGTGGTTTCACCTTTCCCACTTCAGATGGATCTACTGGACAGTTTTTAAAGACAGATGGATCTGGCACACTTTCATTTGCCACTGCAGGTGCCTCATTAAATCATTCGGATCTTGCTGATGCCACAACAACTGTGGCAAGTTCGGCAACTTCTGTTTTAAACACCTTCTCAACATCAACTTACAGAAGTGCAAAGTATTTTGTTTCGGCTTCGGACGCCTCGAACAGCAGATTTGAAATGGTCGAGTTCAATGTGGTGCATGATGGTTCTGACGCTTACATATCTATATTTGGTTCAACAACAGATTATACAGGTCCATTAACAACATACACAGCAGACGTTAGTAGTGGTAATGTTCGGGTATTAGTGACAAATATAAGCGACAATAGTATAGTTTTCAAGTTTCAAAGAATTGCTGTTGATTTATAATTTACATTAGGTTTACAAAATCATTGATAAATAAACTTATCAAAAGGGGAAAAACGCATGGCACAACAAAGTATTAACATAGGATCAAGTGCAAACGACGGAACAGGTGATCCGTTACGAACAGCATTTGATAAAATTAACGACAATTTTACAGAATTATATGGCTCTACAGCAGAAGCCAATGATCTAATAGAAGATTCAACACCACAGTTAGGTGGTGATCTTGATGTTAACGGCAGAAGAATTACTTCCGCAAGATCTAACGAAGACATTATTTTATTACCAAATGGCACGGGTGGTGTCGTTGCGAGTGCAGTTAGAATTGCAGGCACAACTTTAAGTTCAGATGACTCAGCATCAATCACAGTTGCTGAAGCATTTCAAGTAAACGGTGCAACAAATATTGATGGTGCTTTAACGGCAACATCAACTTTGGCAGTTACTGGCACATCAGCATTCACGGGAGCGGCAACTTTTACAGGTGCCACTACGGTTAACAACGCTCTAACAGCCAATAGTGTGACGACAAACACTATCGCATCAAACGGATCAAATGCAGACCTTTCGATACAGCCAAGCGGAACAGGAGACGTATTAATAAGTGCGTTAAGAGTAAACGGCACAACACTTGATTCATCTGATTCAACTTCAGTAAACATCAATGAAAACACTGTTGTTGATGGAACTTTAAGTGTAAGTGGAACAAGCACATTGACAGGCAATGTCACAGCATCGGGTACACTGACTGTGACTGGAATTTCCACTTTCGGTGATCAGTTAGATGCAGAGAGTATTAGCACAACAACTATTACTTCAAATGGTTCAAATGCAGATTTAAGTTTACAACCAAGTGGTACTGGTGACGTTTTAATCAGTGCATTAAGAGTTAACGGTACAACACTTGATTCATCTGATTCAACTAAAGTTACGATAGCAGAAGCAGTTGATGTAACAGGTGCATTGGATGTCGCAGGGGCAACAACAGTTGCGGCGATCACAGCATCGGGCACAGCAACATTCAATGGTGCAGTAGCAATTACTGGAGCAACAGGCATAGGAGATTTAAACATTCTAGCAGACGGTACAATAACATCTGACTCTAACGGTGACATTGTTATTGACCCAGCAGGAACAGGTGCAATAGTTCTTACAGGACCAATCACAGCAACAGGTACACAGACAACAACAGGACAACTCAACGTAGACAACTTGAGAATGGACGGAAACGCAATAACGGCAACTGACACCAATGGTGGTATTACAATAACACCAGACGGATCAGGTGGTATTACACTTGGTGGTGAAGTTGTTGGTGTAACAAATGAATTAAATGCTACAGACATAGAAGTTTCAAACGTATTAAGAGCAAACAAGATACAGAGTGATACTTCTGACGCTGATATTGAAATTAGTTCACAGGGTACAGGTGCTGTTGCAGTCAGTTCTCAATTGACTTTGACAGGATCATTCCTGCCAGCAATACACACATTCACGGCAACGGACTCTGTAACAATAGCGGAACACGCCGGAAGAACTTTACTGCTTGGTGAAGTAGGTGGTAACGCGGCAGTGACTTTAACACTACCAGCGGCAACTGGAACAGGTGCAGTTTACAAATTCATCGTGAGTGTAACGAACACATCAAACTACAAGATACAGGTGGCAGATGCAACAGACACTATCGATGGAATAATGCTATACCTAGACGAAGACGGTACAGCAGTATCGGCCTTCCCAACAGTGGCGGCTTCGGACACAATCACACTCAATGGTGGTACAACAGGTGGTATCATTGGTGATTATCTTGAGCTGATTGACATCGCGACCAACCAATACCACGTAAGAGGTGTTAT